CAGCCACCTTGATGCTCTCACTGGTCAGGTCGACCAGTGTTGTGGGACCGGCGGCCTGGGCGAAGGAGCTTTCCTTGCCCGCCTGCAGCCGCGATCCCGTTCCTGTGTAAAATGCCATATGCGTTTCCTCTCTTGTTTAGAATTCCTTGGACCACTGCAAGTCGATGCTTGCCTCGATGGCGGTGACCGTCGCGCTTGCCGTGACGGCCGGGTAGTAGTCCATGTCGGTGATGCGCGCGTCCTCGATGAATCCTCCCAGCGTGGGGTCCCCTCGTAGGAGCAGGTACAGGGCTCCATACAGGGCGAATACACGTTTGACCAGAATCGCGTTGGGCGCACTCTTGCACAGGAGAAAGATGGTGGCGCGCATGGTGGCCAGGTCGCTATGCATGCCCAGCGGCTCGAGGTTCTCATAATCGGGCTGGATGTAAAGCATCGTGGGACGCCGCATGCTGTCCACATCGGGAAAGTCGATCTCTATGTTCTTATCGTCGAAGTGCTCAATGGAAATACCCTCTTCGCTCTCCTGCAAACCGATCAAATCAGTGGCAATCACCGTCTTGAGCCTTTCGAGCACCTGCATCTCAGTTATCATCGTTTACTCTCCTTTTCAATGCGCGCCACCTCCCGCTGTACCAGCTGATCGAGTTTCGTCTTGAAGGCCGTCGTGCTCAGGTACTTCTTCACCGGAGCGGCTACGAAATCGCGCTCGGGAAGCTTCACCGAGTGCACGCGCACCCATTTTCCGTCCTTCTGGAATGTGAGGTATCCCCCATCCTTGGCAGTGATCCGAGCTCCCTTGGCCAGTGCGTAGCCGTAGAATACTTTGGTCTCTTGTGAGGAAGCCTTGGCCTCGACAATGACGGCCTTACCGCTACGGATCACACGGCGGCTGATGCTCTTGTACAGCGCCCCACTTCCTTTGGAGAGCCCTTGGGACTTGTAGGCCTTGCGTACCTGGGCTCTTGCGGCCGTGCCGATGCCGCCCAGGATGCGACGCATCGCCTTGTGCCGATTTACCCCGAGGGATTCGAGGTACCCTAATGCTTCAGCCAGGTCGGTCTCGACCGATACGCTTTCGGTGCTGTATCGTTTCCGTCTCTCAAACATGTCAGAACCCCAGGATACGCAAGCTGTCCAGCGGCTGCAGGTACTTGCGGTAGTTGCTGTAATTGACGAACGTGCGGCTGTTGTCGGCAAAGCTCTTGCCCGTCAGGCCGATATTTCCCCCGGTCTCGCTAAGCATGAGCGTGGCGATGCGGAGGATCGAGACGACGATCACCGAAGGCATCTGCCCGATTTCCCATCCAGCGGTGTAGCTGAGGCGGATATTGTCTTCCCCGATGGGGAACTTGGTGGTGTGATCCACAAAACGGATATGATCGTCACACGGTGCCACCAGCGTGGTATCCACTTTGACCATCCCCACAGTGAGCGCTTCGACACTGGTGATGTTGCGCGCACGTAGGTACAGGCGACGAGAGCCCGAGCCCGAGGCGACCACATCGGTATACTCCTGCTGCTTCGGATCGAAGCCCAGGTACGAGATCACGATATCCTCAGCGGTACAGAGGAAGGCGCCCTTGAGCTCTACGGCCTCGCTTGCGTCCTCGTAGTTGCCGCTGTAGGTGTTGAACATGGCGATACTGGCAATCATGCGCTTCCTCCTTCATGGAAATGATGGACACCCCAGCTCTCACCGGGATGCCCCCAAAATTTCTTATGCTTCGTTTACCGTTACCGTGATCGCCTCGCTTGAGACATCACTGAACGCCTTGGTGGCTCCTGCGGTTGCCTCACTGACGACGCAGTAGTAATACGAAGTTCCCGCGCTCGCCGTGGGAGCGGCGTACGTGGCCCCCTTCGCTTCGCTGATGAGTGTTCCTCCGGTATTGGTCGCACCTGTGTTCGCATACCATTGGTAGGCCAGCTCTCTGCCGTCAGAAACGTCTGCTTGTACCTCTAGGACGACCGTTTCCCCTATGAGGGCGGCTACTTCAGTTTCCACAAGAGTCGCCGTCAGTGTCGGGACCGTCGGTTCGACAAGGCCCGCAGTCTTAAGGTTATCAATCAGGACGTTCAGGTCCTTGACTGCATTCGCCGCGGTGGAGGCCGTCGATGTCGGAATGTACGGTATCGGGCAGGGTCGCTCGTCGGTGATGATACAGTCGGCAGCGAGGATGACCTCGCCGCCGATGACCGTCTTTTCACCGCCTTGCTCGCGGTAGTTCTTCGTGTTGTATCCCATCATATGCCTCCCTTAGGCCTTCTGCTGCAGGACCTTGACGGCCTCGCCAAGGATCAGTCGTCCATCCACACGTTGGGACCCGAGGAATCCCACCTGCCCGGTCGGAGCAAACAGTTCGCCCAGGCGCTTGAAGGTACGTCCCTGGCGGTCGGCGATCCAGTAGTACGAGAAGTCCCCGAAGGCCAGTGTCTTGGCCCCGCTTGCGATTTCGGGCATATAAGCCGAGGTCTTCACCGGACAGCTGAGGATGGTGTCAGGGGTGCCTGCAGTCAGCGAAGGCTGCCAGATATACTGTCCGTTGCCGTCCTTGAGTTTGCGAAGCGCCTTGACGGTGGCATCGTTGGTCACCCACACCGCATTCTTGCGATACGGAGATCGCAGTGCATAGTACAGGTCGATGACCTCATCGGCATGCAGGGCGGTCGCGGAAGCCGCGTTGACGCCGATCTGCGCCCCTCCGGTGGCTGCGAGGATACCCAGAGGCTTGCCCGAACCGTCCCCGGTGAAGAATGCTGCCTCTTCCTTGGCCCCGATGCGGCGGGCGAACTCCGTGGCGATGTAGGACTCGATGTCGAACACGCTGTCGTTGATGAGCTCCTCGGATACCTTGATGATCGTGCCCAGCTTGTAGGCGCTGATCGTCACCTGCCCGAAGCTGTCATCGCTCTCAGGATACGTTCCCTCCTCATCGATCCATGCCGCCTCGCCCTTGGATGCGGAAATGGGAATCTTACGATCGCCGCTGGCAGTCTGGATGATCCTGGCGATCGAGCGGAACAGGTTCTCCTCCTCCAACGCTGTCACGAGGGTGTGTTCGAATTCGTCGGGCACCAGGTAGCCGCCTTCGGTGTCGGTTCCCACCTGCAATGCGTTACGCAGTTCAGGTGCGTTCTCGCGGCGTCTGAGGTGGTTCCAGAATGCCTTTCGATACTCGTCCGAAGCTCGTCCTGCTTTCTTCTCAGCCTTTTGTGCTCCATCGGGGCGGCTGGTGATCGGAGAGCCCACGTGCGCGTTCAGCTCACGCTCGAACGCCTCGATGCGCTCCTGCCGTTCGATCTCGTGGCCCAAATCCACGATCTCGGCTTCCATGCGTTCGTAGGTGGTGGTATCCTCGGCGCTCAGGATGCCCTTGTCGTTGCGCCTGGAGTCGAGGAATGCCTTCGCCTTCTCCCAGGTCTTCGCGCGCTGTGCACGCATGTCGTTGATCTTTCCCATTGTGTTTTCTCCTATTGGGGTTTGATGAGATTCAGTCGTTTCTCGAGCTCGCCAAGGGCGGCTCTGCCTTGTTCAGGTGGCTCCTGGTTTTCTGTGTGTGCATAGGTTTCGGTGATCTTGTTCATCAGCGAGAGCTGCGATGTGCGCATTGAGAATGCATACGATGCCTCATTGGACGCTTTCTTCGCGTCCTCGAGGATCGCATCGGCGAAGCCAAACTCGATGGCCTTCTTCGCGTTCATCCACGTCTCGTTGTCCATCAGGTGGCTGATCTTCGCCCGGGTGAGGGTCGTCTTGATCTCGTAGGCGTTGACGATGCTTTCCTTCACCTCGTCCAGCATACCGATGGCCTTTTGCATGTCCTGATGGTTGCCATAGGCGAGCGTCATGGGATTGTGGATCATCATCAAGGCAGTGGGCGCCATGAGCACCCTCGTGCCCGCCATCGCGATGACCGAAGCTGCGCTCGCTGCGATCCCGTCGATCTTCACCGTGATTGCTCCCGGATAATCCATGAGCATTGCGTAGATGCGACTCGCTGCGATACAGTCCCCACCGGGGCTGTTGATCCAGATGGTCACCTCGCCGCTGTCGGCGAACAGCTCATCCTTGAACTGCTCGGGGGTGACATCATCATCGAACCAGCTCTCCTCGGCGATCGTGCCCGAAAGCTCAA